CTGCTGTAGCTATCGGTGAAAAAAATTGGAACAAGGCAATAACTGAACTTGAAAAGTTAGAAGACTTAATTAAAAATCCAGATGCCTATGACGAAGCCGTAAGCAAATTTGATGAAGACTTTGATCCTACAAAAGCAGAATTAGGTAATCAAGTAATACCTATGTACGATGGCGGCATGGTACAGGCATCTGCAAAGCCCATGTACGATGGTGGTTTAGTCTAGGGGTTTAAACTGAGAGCTAAATGTTCTTAGACTTTGTTCAACCTCATCTAGTAAGTTTTCACTATACTTGAGGAAAGTATATATTAGCTCTCTGTTTTCATAGGAGGGGATAGTGTTGTCTATAGTAGACAACCAATCGTTAGGATGAAGAGACTCACGAACTATTTCTAGATGACCAGATTCATTTAGACATACACCTATCTTAAACAGGGTGGCTTTATGGCTACCCTGTTTTCTTTTTGACAACAGATGGCTCCTTATCTAGTACTGTTTCAGCAAATGAAACATCTTTAATATCATTTCTTAGTGTTTCTATCCTACCACTAAGATACTCTTGTACATTCTTTCTTTGTATTCTGTGGTAATTACCTAAGTTATCAAGGAGATAGGTTAATTCCATCTCCATACCTTTTAGGTGAATTTTAATCTTCTCTTTTTGCTCTGTCATTTTGATTAAATCCCATTTCATTATTTTTTTCTAATTCTTTAATTCTCTTATAAGATTCCTGTAATTGTTCTTGAAGATCTCTTATATTCTTTTTAAGAATAGAGATTTCTTCAGAAGGAGAAAGCCAAGTAGTTTTTGATTTATATAACATGATTATTCTTTATCTGCATCTTTCTTCATGGAGTCTATTTGAGTATAAGGCTTGTCACCAATAATATCTTTAACAGCTTGATCACCATACTTTCCAAGACGATCAAACACAGATTTTGGTAAGCTAGCCATCAGTACACACTTCAAAGCATCATTAAGAGAACCATGAGCAGATACCTTTCCATTATTATCTACCCAATGTCCTTCTTCTGTGTACATTCCATCAGATAGCACACATGTCTTAGGCCAATCTATAACCCCTATACCAGCTAGGGCTGGCTTGAAGCTTATAAACCCTACACCTAACAATAAAAGTATTAATGGTATCTTCATTATTAATCTCCTTAATTAACGATATCAACTATCTCACACACATCACCAGTACAATTTAAAGTCTGACTACCATGTGTATTATCATCTACCTCAAACTGTGATAGAAGTTTCCAATCAACTTCTTTAGGCATCTGACTTAGGAGTTTGTTATACGTTTCTTTATCACAGTCTTGATAAGGAGCTTGTTTATAAGTGTGTTCTATCATGGGTAAGAAACTAATACCTGACATTAGATTAAAGTTTTTATAAACATAGGCACCTACATCCATCCATTCATCTTCTTGTACGGAGATGGTAATGGAAGGTTTATGTTCGCACCAATAGTCAGAATACATTTGCCATATTTCTAAATGATCTATAGCAGAGAGATCATGTCTTGTCAACGCACCTTTAGGTGACTTCATGGGGAAACTAAAGACAGACATTGATTGTGGTTTAGATACTTCATCCTCTACGGGAAACCCTTTTTCTGTCATGAATTGAGTGAGAGGATCTTTCTTATCTGCTCTGACAGTACGAATATAATATTCAGAGTGTCTGGGATGGATACCACTAGCAGCATCTACAAGCTGACTGACTGTACCACTAGGCTTAACACAAGTTATAGCAGCAGAAGGTTCAATACCGAGATGTTTAGACCACTTAATATTAGTAGATACTGCTATGAGTCTAAGATTAGATAAGAGAACTGCAAGATCATCGTTAGTCTGATTAGACATCATCTTGTTATCGAGTATACCTGTTAATGATACACCTAACAACCTCTCTTCTTCTGTATTACGAGACCATTGTCTACTAAGACCTTTGAAGTCAGTGAAGCAAGCTTGTATCGTACCTAGGATAGTAGCAAGCTCTACCTTTCTTTGTAAAGTTTCAGCAGTATCATTTGATTTCACAACAACTTCAGACAAGTTACAGAATTGTTTAGGTCTGAGTATGATCTCACAACAAGGGTTGGTTCCATAATCAATATCAGCATCTCGTCTTCCATATCTAGCAGCTTGCTCTTGTACAGCCTTACGATTAAATATACCACGTTCACCAGACTTGCTTTCATACAGGGCTGTCCACTCTCTCATGAACGATCCCATGTCTGCCGATCCATCTGTGTAACATACAGAGTTGTTAGCTAAGGCTCTGTGAGGATCTGTCTCCCACCATGATCCAGACTTGGCATGTCTCATACGATCATCAGAGAGATTAGAGAGGCTGATCAGGGCTGATCTACGAACACCACCTACTACCACCGTGTCAGCAACCTTACACATCAGATCATGACATTCAATACTAGTTAGTTTACGACCAGAAGATTTCTTAAACAGATTACATGTGAATGTAAACAGATCATCAAGAGGTTCGGGACCACTAGCTCTACCGCCAAAGGTCTTCAGCTTAGTACCAGCAGGACGTAGTCTGGACATATCCCAACGAGGTGACATGCCAGCATAGAGTAGGTTAACAAGCTCCTTGAAGCCTCTGAACCATCCCTCTTTGCTATCCTGTACGATGATAGTCGTTTCACTTTCCTCTATCGTATCAGGAACTCTAGGAAGCTGGTTAATGTACTGTCGTTCAACAGAGAAGCCCACACCAGTACCATGCATGAGGATATATAGACACTCATCAAAGGCTCTAGGACTGTCAACAGGAAGGTAAGAACAATTATAGGCAGCAATGTGGTTACGCTCTAGAGCAGTACCAGCAGTCATCATAGCTCTCATGGAGGGCATGATATTAAGCTTTACCATTGCTACATACAAATCTGTATGTATCTCCTTTGGCATGGAGTAATCATGGTTCTTCTTAATAAAATCTCTGTAAAAATTAAGAAGTCTAGTTACTGTTTCTTCCCAAGTTTCTCTTCTTCCTTCTTCTAACCAACGACTATATCTAGATTGATGAATGAAGGATTGATAATTAGTCGGTAACATCAATAGACATCTCCTCTTGTCTTTCCCCTTCAAAAACTTTTCCTTCGCTTATTAATCTACTAATCAGACTATTGACTTCTCCGAAGGGTTTCTTTGATAGGTAATTAAGAACTTCATTAAGAAGTTCAGCATCGATAGGTATCTTCATTTCTACATTCTCCATTTCTTACACTAAATCTTTCAAAATAGGTTCTTTATATTGATCTGACTTTAATATTTTACCATCGTCTCTATAGATAGGTTCACCATTCTTTCCTAATTTAGACATATTAGATTCATGTACTCTATTAAAAGCTGTATCAAAATCCCAACCAAATGTATCAGCAAACCCTATACAAACATAAACAAGATCACAAAGTTCTTTTAATATATCTTCTGCATTCTTGTCATTATTTAAAGCATCCATGACTTCTTCAAACTCTTCAAATATTAAATCAATTCTTAGTTTTTCTAAGTCTCCAATTATAGGAGAACCATCAGCATCTTTTGAAGATCTAGAATACTTTCTATCAACAGGATGACTAAAGGATTCATGAAAGGAACGTAACTTATTCTGCATCATCTTCCCGTCTTTTATTGTAATCATCATATGAATCTATATACATTTTTAATTCTCCAATCAATCTTTTTACATACCACTCAGCTTTGTAAACATCTTCTAGAGCAGTTCCTTTATACTTATAGCGTGATATGTACTTGATAATGTTTCCTTGCAGGTATCCCTCAAATTCTGAAGATGACATAGAGTTCTTGATTAGCTCTATAGTTTCTAAGTTTCCTTTATTGTAATGAGGAGGTTTGTCAATATTATCCTTGTTAGACATTTTATATAATACTCCTAGAAGGTTGGACAATTAATGTACTTTTTTAAAGTCAATTACATTATCTGAGTAGCTGATATTTTGTTTCTGAACATTGAAAGAATACTTTCCTGCTTCTTTTAATCCATCAATCACATCCTCATCATGAAGATAAGAAAGTATACCATAACCTATCTCTTTTATAAGAGTAGGCTCATTTCCTGTTGAGATATCAAAAAGTCTTACTGTGAACTCTTCATTTGTAGCGCCTTCTTCAAGGTAAATAATAAGCTTTTCCTTATTCAAATCTATTTCATCAGGGATTCCGAGTAGTTCATGTAGAGCTTTTTGTTTGTTCGCCATACTTCATAAGCCTTCCAATTTGTTTTTCAATAAAATCTTTTGTCTTAGGACAACGCTCTTCTACCTCTGAAAGATTGTTAGCCATCTCTTCCAAAGGTAACACAACTATACCGTGTACTCTTAGTACAGAAGATATCTTATCCATGTCTTCTGTTATCTTTTCTGAGTTTGTATCAAAATCAGAATCAGACCAATGAGTAACTAGAGATTTTTTTATACGTATTGTAAGTATATTTTTTTCTGTGATAGTTTCTTTTTCATGTATCGTTTTAAGATACCATACATCAGGATTCATTTCAATATCTTTTTTATGAACTCTGAGTTGTAATACAATAGGCATTATGGTTTCTCTACTCTGATAGGTC